GCCTATACCTGATGTCTAACAAGGAATATCCACAGGACTTCCTTGTCTTATCTAGTGACCTCAAAGAGGCCACTGATCATATCCCGAAGTCAGTTGCTTTGCAACTGCTATCAGGGTTTATTAAGGGGACCGGACTCCGGAGCAACTTAATAGAAATCTGTACTCACCTAATGGGTGCTAGTAGAAGATTTGAATCACGACACTATGTCTCTGAGAGCCAAGTGCGTGGTATAATGATGGGGGAGCCCCTTACTAAGGCGCTACTCACCATCTTAAACCTTGTGGTAGAAGAATTCGCAATGCGAACCTACCTAGGTGTAAATTTTGGTACCTCATTTTACAAGGCACCAAAATGGAGAACGTACCATGTTGGTGGCGATGACCACCTGGCCATTGGCCCGAAGAAATATCTTCAACATATTACGGATTTTCATACACTACTGGGATCAAAGATCTCAGCGGGTAAGCACGGTATGTCCCGCATTGCGGTTAAATATACCGAAAAGGTCATAGATGTTAGAAACATCTATAGACCCTTTGATGTCCGGCGAATCAATGATTCAACCGAGGCATATGAGTCATCACCATTTGTAGATTCTATAAAGGTGAGGCTATTATCGCCAACTTCTAAATCTATCGAGGTTTCCTTCGACAGAAATATTGCCATAGGCAAAGGGATGTCCTTAGGACGTACCCTGAAGTGGCTAAATAAAGACCATTTCCCCACAAAGTGGGTTCGAATGGTTAGGGACCGATTCTTTGAAAGAATGGGTTCCCTTATGCCAGACCGCTCTAGTGGAGTTTACTGGCAATTAATGCTCCCTACACAGTGGGGAGGATTGGATCTATATATGCCCGACGAAGTCGATATAATATATAGTAAATTACCCGAATTGACTTTGTCAATTATGGGCGATTATAACTGCGGGCTGCCATCGGCAGCTCGCAGCATAGGACTACTTCAAAAGTTTCTTTCGAACTACTCCTATAAGGGCTTCAAACTCAATGAGAGTGAGGTCCAAGCAATGAAATCCCATCTTGAGATGATCATTGTTAATCTCCCTTCCAAATCTTGGAAGGAGATAAAAACCGAATTTGACCCAAAGGGAGAAATATCGGCGAAACAGCTCTCGGATACTGCGTATGTTGAGGGCTGGCATGCTGAGGAAGACATCTTAGATGAACTTCTCAGGCCTATACTTTTCAAGGAGATACTCCTAGGAAAAGAACGTCCGTCTCCGTATAATACGGAACGGTTGAAGAAAAGGTATGCCAAATTATGGGACCTTCTCTATAAAGGGATTCCTGATCTTTCACTAAGTGAATTCAGGACCCTTATAAAAACCCGCCCACAGGGCAGGTTTTACAAAGTGGGCTATCCAGAGGAAGTCCACTTCGTTAGCGATCGAGGTTACGTTTATAAAAGCGTACTCGACGACGCTCTCCACGGGATGCCTGTACTTAGTACAGGTTTCCCCTACTCATAGAGTAGAGTCCAATGGATTGTGGCGAGAAATCTAAGAGACCCCGAAGGGTTACCCTTTTAGATAACGTTGCC